TATCTCTTTATCTTCCCAACCATCTTTCATTTTCTAAGTACCAATCTGATACCTGTTGAATTCTTTCTGTTAAACTTATTCTAGGTTCCCATCCTAAAGACCTCATAAGATCACCAGATAATGCATATCTCATATCATGCCCAGGTCTTAGTGAATGAAAATCTAACATCTCATAAATTAATTCCTTTCCTTGAGCATCTGCTAACATTCTAGCCAAAGTTAAATTATCTACTTCTTCTTTTCCTACGATATTAAACTTAGGAACACGAGCACCCCCAAAATCTGGAGCTACATAAGGCTTGTTTGTAATCAAGAAATATATAGCATCTGCAACATCAGCAGCATGAATATAAAATCTGCTTCCGGCCTTTGTTTTTTCTGTATTGGAATGTATAGTAATTAATTTACCTTTATCAATCCTATCAATACAAAGAGGAATGAATTTTTCGGGAGTTTGTCTTTCCCCAAAACAATTCATAGTATGCGTAATCATCATAGGCATCTTATACGTGTTTTCCCAAGCAATACATAATTCTTCAGATGCGGCTTTGCTGGCAGAATATGGATTTGTGGAATTATAACGATCCCTTTCTTTATATGCAACCCCTTCTGGAGCAGCACCAAATATTTCGTCAGTTCCGAAATATAAAAATGTATCAAGATTATCTAATTTTCGGGCATATTCTAAAAGATGTGCTGTTCCTACAATATTATCTTGAATGAATTCCATTGGATGTGTAATGGATCTATCAACATGACTTGCTGCGGCTAAATGGAGTATAATATCTGGTTTACCTATAAAACTTGCAACTAAATCATTAAGTTCCGCCTTTAAATCATGAAATACAACCTGAATTCTCTTTCGTTCTATAGCAGGATATTTTGCAGCAATTTCATGTAAACGATTAAGATTTCCTGAAAAATCTAATCTATCTAAACTCACAATATCCCAATCTGTAACTTTCATTAATAAATCAATAATATGATGAGCAATAAATCCTGGTCCACCTGTGATAAGTACTTTCTTTCTCATAACAAACTCCTTTTATATTATCCAAATCATTTCAACAATTATACCATCATTTTTCATTAATGTCAAATTTCTTTCATCTATTTAATATTTCGTTTATTTTCTTAAAAATTTTCGAGTTGGGGGGTTGTTGTAAATATGGAAGTATTGCATTTATTTGTTCGTCTTCCAATTCCCACCACTTCAATTCCAAAAATCTTTTAATATATTCATCACTAAATCTATATTTAATAATTCTTGCAGGATTTCCCCCATATACAGCATACGGATCTATATTGCCTACAACGTGAGAATTATATGCTATAACTGCACCATCACCAATATTGCTTCCTGGACCTATAATAACACCTGATCCTATCCAAACATCATTACCAATATTAATATCTCTTAAGTTGATATCATAATTATCTCTTTCTTTATAATTGTTAAAAATAGTATTTAACCTCAAACCGAAAGGATATGTAGTTCCTTCTCTTAAAAAATGACCTGCTCCTTGACTTTCAACTATTGTAACATTATCAGCAATGGATGTGAATGAACCAATATTCACATCCACTTTATCTGAAGTCATTACATAAAATTTCAATGCATCTGCGCCATAAGTATGTTTTCCGACAGATTTTATCATGTGTATTTTAACTCCAATTTTCCATTAAATAATGATAATATTTCGTCCAAGCTCATATTAGATCTTGAACCAACTTGTAGTACATATCCATCAACAAATTCAGTAACATTTAAATTAAGACTTGGAACATTTTCTCTAATATATTTCGCTAAAGATGTGCTATAAAACGATAATTCACTTTTCATACACATGTAGGCTTTATTTTGTCCTATAGCAAATATTACCCATTCGTTATCGGGCATTAAGCAAAATTGAGTAATAGCTGTATTGATTCCAGGATATTCTGCATCATTATAATCATCTACTACAATTATCCCCCCTCTTTTCATACTATTTTTAAAATTACATAAATCATTAAAAACTGCTCTATGTAAATGACAAGCATCAATATGAAGATATCTTAGATTCCAGCTATTTCTGGTTTTTTTATCTAACTTCATAAGATCACAAACATAATGATAAACTCCTATTTCATCTCCATATTTTCGTATATTCTCTTTAACAATATCTAATGAAAGATCTTCAGCCTCATACATATCGAAAAGTTGTAATACTTCTCCATTTCTTCGGCATAATGATAGAGCAATTGCTGATTTTCCGAAGGCCACTCCTAATTCACAAATATCTCCTGAAGTAGTCTGTATCACATTTAATAGAGCATAAGCCATCATAATATCAATGGGGAAGAACCATCCTTTTACATTAGGATCTATAACCTTTTCATAATAATTCATAAATTCTTGTAAATTCATTCCCATATTAAGATTCCTCCGCATGATGTTTTACGTCCATATGTTCCATTAATTTTACCGTATTCAATAAAATCGTATATAATTGATCGCTTATTTTAAATCTTGTTCTATTAGCTTCTAATGATTTTAAAATATTACCATCATTATGTCTCATAGTAGAAGACTTCCAATCACACAACATTTCAACTAAATCTAATAAATTCATTCCGTTAATACCATCTTCGTAGTGCTCCGGATGGTGCCTTGATTTTGCATAATGATGATTTAAAGCTACTTCCATTTCTTTCAAAAATCCTTTATATTCAGGAGAATTATATGTACAATCTCTTAATTTTTCGGTGTAAATATCAAATATTTCTGCTTCTGGAGACTGAAGTTTACATTGATCGTGATTTTGGCTTGTTTTAAGAAGTTCTATAGCACATTGATCTAAATAATTTCTAACAGTTTCTATATGTCTTAATGTTTTAAACTGTGATTCTTTTAACATTTTTAATCCTTATAAGTGTTTTCGATAATAGTTTTCCAAGGTGTTCTATCATACTGGTGAACTATTGTAAATGTTTTTCCTGTACTTGTGCATATTTGATTGTTTAAAAGTATAGGTGTTTTTTCTACTAATTTTTCTCTGACTGATGTTAGTATTTGTGGTCCTGTTGTTCCTAATTGTGCTGCCCAACCATCTTCTGATTTGTTTATTATTGTAGTATCTTTCCAATTTTTCATGTTCAGGAGTATATTTAAACTTGCTTGATCTGGTCCTCCTCCTCCTGAAATATGTCTCCCACTAGCTCCATTACTTATCATATATATGCTTAAAAATAGATCTATTATACTCGAATATTTACCTGACAATACCCCACAATTAATTATTATATTGTTCTTAAGTTGTTCATAGAAAGCAACACCAAAAGACTTTAATATATTATTTGCTCCCCACTCCTCATCTTTATAGAGAATAGATTCAGTAGACATAATAAGTGTTTTATTTCTAATTGAGTTTTCAAAACTTTTCTCTACATATTCCGATGGGTTATTCTGAAATATTACATCCTTCACATCAGTCGCAATAACATAACGGTATTTATTTTTACATTGTAATAAAAATTGCCATATATAATAAAACCTATCAACAACAATATTAAAATTACTAATATCCATATTATAAGAATTTAGAGATATAATAGTATATTTTCTTTTTTTTAATTGTTCAATAGTATCTTGGTCAATATTGAAACATAACATCATTTTTTCTCCAGAAAATCCAGAGCGATCTAAAGAATTTACCCAATATTTTATATTATCCCACCCATAATTAATAATACTTCCAATTACAATATCTCTCATTTTCACCTCTCATTCGTAAAATCTTTAAAGTTTTTAATCTTCAATGGTTGCCCTGGAGTATCTTCCAAATAGCTTTTAACTAATTGATCCGAACCCTCTTCCCCTCCTCCTGATTTTGAAACAAGAGACTTAGTTTCCTTAAAATACTCAATCCTTGCCTCCTGATCAGCTACCCAAGAATCTGGAGGCTTTCCTTCCCCCTTATAATATGCTAGTGGTCTTAATGTCTTTTTTGATACTAATGCCCATTTATTACCTATTTTCCTTAACATTTTATTCCTTTTCTGGTTGTGATAATAATATCATTTTAGCTTTTTCCAACATTCCAGTTGCAAAAAAGATATCTGGACAATAATTTATCATAACAAAACTCTGTTCTTCTCCCATAGCTACTGTAATAAAATCATCAATTTCCCCATTTTTAATCATTTCTCTGAAACTATCTAAAATTTCTAATTGATTTTCTATCTCTTTTTTATTTTTATTTTTATTAATTTTGGGCATTAGATCTGACATATTATACCTTTAACTGGTTGAATTTTGATTTTTTTTCTAAATCTTGACCGGAATCTGTTATATTTTCTTGAGCTGATTCTTCAATATCATATAATTTCATTTTAGCTTTTTCTACCCCGACCATAAATCTCTTATAATAATTTAAATCAGAATATCTATTTTTTAATTGTTTCACTAAAATTTGGTTCATTTTTTCTAAATCGTCATTACTTATTAAAGCAAACATAAAATCAGCAGTAGCAGGTAATCCAAAACTTTCTGATGTATCGTCAAGTCCTGGATCAGATGATGAAAATCCTGATCTAGTTGTCTGAGTTGCCGAGAATACAGGAAGATTATATTCAACAGCTAATCCTCTTAACTCTTCTGCGACTGCTTTTATATATGTATAACTATTAACATTAGATCCCTGCTTTAATCTAGAGGATAAACAAAGATTTAAGTAATCTATAAAAATAATTTTAGGTTTGAATTTCTTTTTTAACTGTAAATCGTTTAATAATGATCTAAAATTTAGGGAACTGGCTGTAGTCGGAGCATATTCTTTTATGATTAATCTTCCCTGTGTCTTTCCTTTAACTTTTCCAAACTTTTTCTGATAATCTTCTTTGCTTAAGGATAATAGGTCATTGATAGCTATATTCATTAAATTAGCATCAATTCTCTCCGCTATTTTATCTTCTGACATCTCTAGAGTAATATACAAAACATCATACCCTTGATATAAACAGGAAGCCGCACAATGACATAAAAATAAACTCTTACCGACTCCTACA